CACGGTTGAATTTGATGGTGAATTATTATTGACCGGGTACATTTTGAACCATAAATTCCGCCAATCATCGGAACCACACATGGCCGAATTTGAAGGATATTCACTTCCGGGCGTTTTAGAAGATTGTGAAATCCCTACATCATTATATCCGTTGCAATCCGATGGCCTATCATTGGCACAAATTGCATCGAAATTGATCCGGCCATTTCGGTTGGATATGGAAATCGATCCATCGGTTGTTTCGAAAATGAACAAATCATTCAAAAAATCAACGGCATCCGAAACATCATCGGTGAAGGATTATTTGTCAAGTTTAGCAAGCCAAAAAAACATCATCATTTCGCACAATGCGGCCGGAAATTTATTGTTCACGGAAGCAAAAACAAATGCGCCGCCGATCGTTTCGTTTGATTTGACAAAGCCAACGCCAATTGGAACGGCATTTGATTTTGAAGTGAATGGCCAATCAATGCATAAATATATAACATTGCAAAAGCAAGCATCAAAAGAAGGCGGAAACGCGGGTGAACAACGTGTTCGCAATCCGTTGGTGGCCGGAAACGTATTTCGCGAAACGGTGAAATCACAATCATCCGGTGATGATAATGATACCATTGATGCATCGAAACGCGCATTGGCCGATGAATTGCGTGCGGTGAAATTAACGATCACCACGGATCAATGGAAGGTTGGCGGAAAAGTAGTTCGGCCCAACAACATCATTGAAATCATTGCGCCGAAATTGTTCATATTTACAAAGCGCCGATTTTATATTGAATCGGTAACATTGAACGGTGATGAAACAAAAACAACGGCCACATGGAATTGTGTGATGCCGGAAGTTTATGATAATGCCACACCAATCAACATATTTGATGGAATCAATCTTCATCCAATTGCAACGGATTAAAAAAAAAAGATCATGAACATTGTGAAAGTAATATCAACGCGCATCACTTCGGAAATTCGACAAATCAAATTTTTGAGAATGGGAAAATCCGATGTGCAGGAAACCGAACAAATCGCGCCGCATGGAATTGATTCCAATCCGGTGGAAAATATGATTGCCATTTATTCGCCAACATTGCAGCAGGGCGAACCGGTGATCCTTGGATATATAAACAAAAATCAAATTGCGGATGTTGGTGAAACGCGCATTTTTTCAACGGATGAAAAAGGTGAATTGAAAACGTTCATTCATTTGTTGAATGATGGCACAATGGAAATTGGCGGCAATGGTGATTTCATGGCCCGGTTCAATGAATTGAAATCCGGGTTTGATGAATTGCGTGGTGATTTCAATTCGCATGTTCAAAATTACAACACGCATGTTCATCCGGGCGTAACACCCGGCCCATCGGCCACGGCCATCACGCCATCCATTTCAACACCATCCGCCGCATCCATTGATGCGGCCAAAATCGATGAAATAAAAACGATATAAAATAAATTTTTTTAACTTTGAACCATGGGAAACAATATTTTGAAATATAAAATTGATACGGATCAACAAACCCGTGAACAAATTTGTGCGAAAATTGCACAAATTGATGTGATCATTTCATCGTTGTATGATACGGCATTGAAATCCGTGGCGAATGGCGATGTGGCCGAATATGAAATTGACACGGGCCAAACAAAACAAAAAGTGAAATATTCATCAACATCATCCGTGTTGAATTCAATCAAAGGATATGAAAGTTTGCGCGAAATGTTGCAAGCTAAATTGGCGCCACGCGTTGTTCGATTAATGGGTGGCCAAAACTTTACAAGATGAAAAAAATCAATATTTTAGGGATGAACATTCCATGGTTCGGCGATGAACCAAAAAAAGTTGAAGCGCCAAACGCATCAAACCGAACCGGAAATTGGGGCCGCGGATATTCAATTTCATTTGATGGTGAAAAAAATTATGGCGAAATTGGGCCGGTTGTTTCGTACAACTTGGATCACGCCGGTTTGCGTTTTCGTGCATGGGATGCATATTTGACAAGTGAAATTGCACGCACGGTGTTGGATCGTTTTTCCATGTGGGTGATTGATAAAGGTTTGAAACTTCAATTGCAGCCGGCAACGGCCGTGTTGATTTCTGAAAACATAAACATCAACACCGAACAATTCAATTCGGTTGTTGAATCGCGTTTTTCAGTTTGGGCCGGATCAAAAACGGCATCATTCAACGGAATGCATTCATTGAATGAATTGGCCAAACGATGTTTCAAATCCGCGAACATTGGCGGTGATGTGTTGGTGATCCTGCGATATAAATCCGGGCGGTTAATGATTCAATTGATTGATGGTTCACATTTAGGAACACCGGTTGGTTTGGCGAATGTTCCAAACGGAAATCGCGTTGTTCAAGGAATTGAAATTGATCCGGATGGAAAACATGTTGCATATCACGTAAAAGATCGCGACAAAGGAATCCAACGAATTGAAGCATGGAGTAAATCAACCGGCCTTCGATTGGCGTTCATGGTTTATGGATCCGAATATCGAATGGATGATTTGCGCGGAATGCCGATCATTGCCACATCGTTGGAAACGTTGGCGAAAATTGAACGATACAAGGAGGCGGCCGTGGGATCCGCCGAAGAACGCCAAAAAATCGCGTTCGCCGTTGAACACAATCAATTTTCAAGTGGTGAAAATCCAATGGCCAATCAATTGGCGCAATTATTTGATGCCGATGGATCGGGAACGAATGGCGCGATTCCAATTGATGAACAAGGAAATGCACTTGCAAAAACGGTTGCAGCAACAACGAACAAACAAGCATTCAACATGCCGATTGGTTCGAAATTAACAATGTTGGAATCGAAAAATGAAATGTTTTTTCAAGAGTTTTACCAAACGAATGCGAACATCATTTGTTCGGCGTTGGGAATTCCGCCAAATGTTGCGTTTTCGATATACAACGATTCATTCAGCGCATCACGTGCGGCCACAAAAGATTGGGAACACACAATGGATGTGAAAAGGAATGATTTTCAATCGCAATTTTATGCGCCAATTTTGGCGATGTGGTTGCATACACAAATATTGGATTTCAAAATTCAGGCGCCCGGATATATCAACGCGTTCATTTCGAAAAATTGGATGATTGTTGAATCGTATCAAAAAGCGCGATTCACCGGCCCAATGTTTCCACATGTGGATCCATTAAAAGAAGCAAAAGCGGAACGCGTGAAACTTGGATCATTGGCGGATCATATACCATTGACAAACATTGAACGATCAACGGAAATTTTGAACGGTGGTGATTCGGAATCGAACATTGAACAATTTGGAAAGGAACTTGAATTGGCAAAAGAAAACGGAATCAAAGTTGATGAACCGGCAACGGCTATTCAATCGATTCCGGGTTGATTTTCATCCAATCCGGAAACGTTGTTGAAAGTTCAAACAATTTGATCCGCAACAATTGCGTTTCAGAAACGCCCAAATTTTCGGCGATGATTTTCAATTCGTTCAAAACATCGTTTGGAATTCCGGAAATTCTCAATTCCGCCGTGCATATTTCGCGGCGTTCTTTTAAGTGTTCCGGATAACTTTGAACAATTTGCCGAATTTGCGGCCGTAAAAATGCGGCCCGCGTTTGGCCTTTATTGCGTGCGGCGGTTGTGAACACTTCATTCAATGTTTCATCGATGGCCGGGATTCGGATTTCTTTTCGTTTCATTTTACAAATATATATTTTTTCCATGAAACATGGAAATTCAAAAAATCTGTTTTAATTGTTAGTTTAATTTTGATGCATGCCAAAAGAAATATTAATATATGGTTTGATACATTCGGATTCCGTTATGGAAATGATGAAATCAATGGCCGATGTTGAACCGGATGAAGAAATGTTTCTTCGGATCAACACGGATGGTGGCCAACCACAAGATGGTTTCGGATTGGCTGCGAAATTCGCGGAATTTACGGGATCAAAATCAATTCAAGTTGATGGCCGTGCCTATTCAACCGGGTTGTTTTTGTTGTGTTATGCCGATACGGTGAACGCATTGGATGTTTCATCATTTATGGTGCATCGTGCCGGTTATTCGGAATGGTTTGAAAAATCGGAATTTTTCACGCCGGAAGTAAAAGCCAACATCGTGGCGATCAACAAAGATTTGGAACGCGCATTCCGTGGAAAAATCGATGGCAAAAAATTTGAGGAGTTGAAAGGCGTGAAAATCAAAGATATTTTCGATGTGGAAAAACCACGTGTGGATGTATTTTTCACGGCGGTTGAAGCCAAAAAAATTGGATTAGTAAAAAATATTACAAAGATAACGCCAACGGCGATGTTGCAAATCAATGCACAAATGCATGAAATTGCGGCGAAATATACCGGCGGCGAAATTCACAAAAACATTGTTGAACCGGTGGTGGCCGATTCAAACAATCAATCAATAATAACACCACAAATTCAAAATTCAAAAAAGATGAACAAAAAAGAATTGTTGGCAGCACATCCGGAAATTTGTGCGGAACTTATCGCGGATGGGGTTGCGAAAGAAAAATCACGCGTTGGCGCGTGGATGGTTAATTTGCAAATTGATGCAAATGCAGTAAAAGCCGGAATCGATGCGGGCGGTGAATTCACCCAAAAAGATATGGCGGAATTTGGACAAAAACAAATGGCGATCATTGCGAAAGGCGGTTTGGAAAAGGATTCAAATTTGAACGCAACAATCAATGTTGATGAAAACAACAACAATGATGGTGGCGGATCGGATGCGAAACCAACCGAATTGGAAGCGATCGAAGCGCGTATCAACGCACATTTGAATATTAACCAATAAAAAAAGATAGATCATGTCAAACGTTACAACAACAACGAACACGAATAATCAATTGACAAACAATTATGATTATTCAAAAATATTTCTTTTCGGCAATCAGTACGAAAACGGTAAAATTGCAAACGCAACCGGTTCACCGGTAACGATCCCGGCGGGAACGTTGATTGGCCGAATTGGTGCATCGCAATTATTAATACCGTGCGCATCGGGTTCAACGGATGGATCAGAATTCCCAATTGGAGTTTTGGCGCAAAACGTAACAATTCCGGCAAACACGGCAATGGAAATTTCAATTGGAATTTCGGGTGATGTTGCAGAAGAAAAAATCATTTTCAATGGCACGGATGATTTCAACACATTGGTTGCGGCCCGATCATTCCGTGATCGCATTTCGGCCGATACATTAGGGATCAAATTGGTTCCATCAACGGAATTAACGGGTTTCGATAATTAATTTTTAACTATTAAAAAAAAGAAAAAATGAAAAGTTTATTCACAATATTATTTTTGGCCATCGTTTCCGCACCATTATTTGGCGGCATGGCATCGGCATTTTTCGGATTGCTTGCAATCGGATTAATGACACCAAACATCGGTGGCGCGGCATATATGGGCGTTCCAATTCAGGATGCACAATCATTGTTCACAAAAACATTGATCGCAGTTTATAAGGAAATGCCGGTTGTTACGGGATTTTTAAGATCGTTTTTTGAACCGGTTGAATCATTATCAAAGGAAGTTTCGATCGCGGTTCAACGTGGATCCGAAAAAGTGGCCGTGGATGTATATCGCCATTCAGATGGAAACCGAAACACATTCGACAAAGCAACCGAAAAAATAATGGTTCCGCCATTATATGATGAATATTTCACGGCGAACGAACATCGTTTGTATGATCAAGTGATCATGGCATTAAGTGAAGGAAACACGGCATTGTTTGCGCAAATGACACAAGAGCAGGCCGAAGATTTGATGGAATTACAAAAGAAAATCGAACGTGCGATTGAAGTACAAGCGAAACAAATTTTGGAATCCGGAATTGTTGAATTGAAATCGGGTGATAATATCGATTACAAAAGAAAGGCCGCATCACTTGTTGATAAGGGTGCCGGAAATTATTGGACAACGGGAACGGTTTCACCATACGCGGATTTGGAAGCGGGTTGTAATTTTATACGCCAAAAAGGAAAAGCGCAGGGCGCCGTATTTAATGCAATTTTAGGATCCGAAGCATTGGAAGCATTATTGAACAACACGATCGTTCAAAACCGTGCGGATATAAAATCATTTACATTGGATGAAGTAACGGCGGCGGTTCGTGATTCGGTTGGTGCATCAATGCATGGAACAATAACGTGCGGATCTTACCGTGTGCGTTTATGGTCTTATCCTGAATTTTACGATAACGCGGCCGGTGGTTCGGTTCCATATATCGATCCAAAATTGGTGATCTTATTGCCTGAAAATAAAATTGGAAAAGAATCATATTCAGCAGTTCCACAACTTATTCAAGATGGTGCAATCCCGCAAAAAGGGCGTTTCCTTATCGCGGATTATGTTGATGCAAAGAAAACGGCGCATGAAGTTCATATCAAATCGGCGCCATTAATGGTTCCGGTGAAGATTGATCAAATTTATACGGTTCAAGTAATTGCGTAATTGAAAAAAAAATGAAAGGCCGCGCGCAAAATCGGGCGGCCTTTTTTACTCTAATCAAATAAAAAAAAACAAAAATGAAAAGGTACAAGGTTAAAGCATTACGCGTTGGCGGGATGAAAAAAGTGTATAAATCAAATGATATTGTTTCGGAATTAGATTTTCCGGATGGCCATTCCGAAGCGTTGGAAAAACAAGGTTTTTTGGAACGCCTTTCAAAAAAGGATGAAACGGCATTGAATGATGCATCATCAAAAGAAAATGCGGCGGCGGAAAAGGCGGCACAAAAAGATGCAGCGGAAAAAGAAGCGGCGAAAAAAGAAGCGGCGGAAAATGCAGCGGAAAAAGCAGCAGAAAAAGAAGCAGAAAAAGAAGCAACCAAAAAAGAAGCATTGGAAAAATTAGCGGCCGCACGCGATGTTGAATCATCGGTGAATGCAGCAAATGAAAATGCGGAAAATTCGGCGAATGAATCTTTGGAAGCCTTTGAAGCGGCCAAAAAAACGTTTGATTCGGCAACGGGTGATGCGAAAAAAGAAGCAAAAAAAGTTGTTAACGATGCCGAAAAAGCATTGAAGGCAGCACAAACAACAAAATTGGAAACGTTGAAATCGTTGGAAAAAGCGATCAAAGATGTTGAAGATGCACAAAATGTGGTTGATGGATTATAATTCATAAATGAATCATAATTTTTTAATATATTTGAACCGCATCAATGAATGATGCGGTTTTTTTTGATAATTAAGTTTTAAAAAAAAATGACTAAAATTTACACACTTTCAAATTATTTCATTGTTGAAATTCCGGGAAAACCGGAACCATTGCAGGATGGAAAATCAAAAGTTTCCATCACAATGTTGGATGCGGCAACAAACAAATTTTTGATTGAATCGCCAAACATCGGTTCACATGAATTGTTGTTGGCGGATCTCGTTGATCAATCGGGAACACATTATGATGAGGGAACATGGCGAACATTTTACACGGCCAATTCAAATTTTAACCCGGCCCCGGGCGGAAGCGGGGTTGTTTCTGTTACGGGAACGGGTGTGAACAATTCGGATCCAAACAATCCGGTTGTGGATCGTGTTGTGGGTGAAGGTCGCGTGAAGATTAACGGATCAGGTGGTTCGCAACCAACATTTTCATTGGTTGCGAATGTTGAAACCGTGGTTGATTTCGGTGTTTTGGGTTTAGATTTTTCGAGTTCGCCAACAAATGAGTGGCCACAAAACGTTTTGGTTCCTTCGGATTCGGATATTTGGCGGCCGATTTCCAAATCATTAATTGAAAATACTATTCCCGGCCAAACGCACGTGTGGCGTGTTATTTTTGATTATTCCGGAAAAAATTTGAACCAACTTGTTGGCCTTGATGTTATTTTAAAAAACAATTTGAGTGGTTTTATTGTGCAAGGAACAATGACGTTGCCGGCCGGTCGAACCGCGGATTCAAACCAACAACAATTGTTGATCACAATCGCGGATGGTTCGAGTTTGCCGGCGCCGTTTGGATCGGGTGTTGGTTATCAACTTTTGTTCAGGGCGAATAGATCGTTGAATATAGTTGTTCAATCAATTACAAGAATTAGTCAATTTCATAATTTAAGATCATGAAAATAAAAGTATTACAAAACCATTATTGCGATAATGAAGCGGCGTTGATTTCGGTTCCGGTTGAATCGGTTGATCCCGGTGAAAAAAGAATTGTTGGAACATCAACGTTTGGTTTTTTTCCATCAACAATGGAAGGTGTGAAACCGGATTCAATTCAAAGTGAACATCCGGGCCGTTGGAAAAAAATTGATTTTGATTTTTCCATGGTTGATGTTGTTGATGATAATTTTGATTTTGGATCAAATAATTGTGTTGATGTAACATCGCAACCAATGATTGATTTGTTTTCGAAATATGAAATTCCATTTTTTATGGATGAATTAAAGCGCGCGCGATTTAATGAAATCGATTCGCGTTCATCGGATTTGATATTGACCGGCGGCCATATTTATGGCGAAAAAATATTTTCATTATCAATCACGGCGCAAATCAATTTGTTGGGTGTTGAATCAAAAAAGGATTTGGCGGGGTTATATCCTTTAATTTTCGCAACCATTGATGATATGGATGAAGTTGAATTGAATAATTCGGTTGAAGTTTCAAATTTTTTCATGTCTGCATTAGTTGCAAAAAAATCAATTTTGGATGGCGGGAATGTTTTGAAACGATTGATTCGTGCATCAACAACGAAAACGCAATTGGATTTGGTGGTTGATAATAGATAATTTTTTTTATTATGGGATTGAATCAGTTAAAAAAAAACATTGATGTTTCATTATTGAAACCGGGTGATGTTTTGGTTTGCCGTGGGAAATCGATCATTTCAAAATTGATCATGTTTTTCACCCGTGGTGAATTTTCACACACGGCGTTGTTTGTTTCCGTTTGGGATCAACCGGGTGTGATTGAAGCGCAAAAAAATGGTGTGAATTTTAAAATGTGGGATGTTTGGAAAAAAAAATGGAATTATGATTTTGTTGTTTTTCGATATGCCGGGCCATTCGATGATCATGCATTGATGATGCGCGCATTCAATGAATGTGGTGAAACAAAATATGATTTTTATACTTTTTTTCGCCGTATTTTTGGCGAACGAAAATCACGTGGTGAAGCGTATGAAAACAAAAAACGTATTTGTTCGGAATTCACCGGATTTGTTTGGCAAATGCCGCATTATTTTCAAATGACACCATTTTCACAATATGTGTTTTTGAAGAAATCAAAACGTTGGGTGTTAATGGGTAATTTATCAACGATATGAGTTTGAACGATCGCGCGCGTATTGATATGCAAAACATCACCGGGAATTTGAATGATTTCGGTGTTCCATGCGTATTGAAAACACCGGATGAATCCGTTGTGATCAACGTTGTTGGTTTGCACACCAAACATCACATGTCGTTTGATCCGGATGGTGTTGCCGTAAATACAAAAACGGCATCATTGGCCATTGCGGAAAAACAATTGGTTGATGCAGGGTTCCCGAATATTCGAAACGCGAATGGTGATGTTGCATTGAAAGGAACGTTGATTGATGTGGTTGATTCAACCGGCATTGTAAAAAAATATGTAACACATCAAATTTTCCCGGATGAATATTTGGGATTATTGGTGTTCATTTTGGGTGATTATAAAACAATTTAAAAATGGCACAAATTACGGAAACATTAACACCACGAAAATTTGAAATCATTCGTGATCGTGTTGCGGAAATTTTGGCCGATGAACTTTTGAATCAATCGGCGTTGAATGCGGATCCAAATTTGGCCGCCGATGTATATTTGGAACGATTGGTTCCATTTTCACAAGACGAATTGCCGGTGGTGAACGTTTTTGTTGCGGATGGGAAATTCGATCGTTTCACGATTGATTCACAAACGGGTGAACATATCATTGCAATTGATGTTTTTGATCGCGGATCCACGGAAGGTGAATCAAAAGAAGATCGCGGCGATTTGATTTCAACGCGAAAAATGACACGAATTGTTGGTGTTATTCAGGCGGTTTTTTCACATTGGAAATATTTGAAATTAGGGTTTGCGGAAAACTTCATTGATCGCGTTGAAATTCAATCATATAAATTGATGGAACCAATCAGCGCGGCGGATGGATCAAACGTTTCAAAAGGGCGGATCCTTTTAATGGTGAAGGCCGAAGAATGTTTGGCCGCACCGGTTCCAAATTTAATTGATGGATATGATACGGCCGTGAAATTACATGAAACCGAATTTGGATATGTTTTTTCAGGTGATCAACCGCCGATCATTCCGCCAATATGTGCGCCGGGTGAAGTGTTCAACACATTGAATGAAAAATTGGGTGATTCACCATCGGGTGGTGAATTTGTTGTTGGGATTTCCAATGTTTCGAATTCGGATGATTCGTTTTCGGTTGATGTTCCGGCAACAAATGATTTGGAATTGGTTGATCAAACGTTTGAAATTTTCGTGAACGGGGTGTTGAATCAAACGATCGTTGTTCCTGCATTAAAAAATGAAACTATAATAATAAACGCATAAATCATGGCAATTGAAATTGATTTGAATTTGGATCTTTACAAAGAATTAAATTTGACACGTACAATCCCGGCATTATCTTCATTAATAGTTGAAGAAATCACCCGTGAAAATTTTATATTTGGAACGATTGAATTTTTTGAATATTCAAAAATTTTCGCATCACAAATTTTGGTTCCGCTGCAAAATGGAAATTTGATCGGAAGTTTGGGCGCGGCGATGGTTGATAATAATTTTGGATCAATTTCATACAATAATTTTGGCGCCGCAACATCGATAAATTTGCCATTTTATGTGTTTGATTTTGGCGCATCACAACGTGTTGATCGATTCCAAATCAATTGGTGGCAAACGAATAATTATGTGGCCGGAACATTCAGGATTGAAGCATCAACCGACAATTTCAATTGGAACACGATCGTTGATAATTTGGCCGGAACAAATATCATTGGAAATGTTCAATATATTGATATTTTAGATAATACCGAATATCAATTTTGGCGAATGTTTGTATATAATGGATTTCCAACAAACGGCCAATTTGTGGTGATCACGCAAATGATTCCACAATTGGCCGGCACAAAGTATGATTCAATTGAATCATCAAATGATGTTGTTTTTTATTTTGATAGCAACGGAAAATTCAACATTGAAAATTTGAAAACAACGGCCACGGATTTGGTTGTTCGATATAAGGAAATAAACGCATAAAAACAAATTAATGGAATCAATTGAATCATATTTGAAAAAACAAAAATTGGCCGAACTTGAATCGAATTATGTTGTGGCAAAAGAATTTTTGAACATTGGCCCGAAAACATATCGGATCACGAATGAAAACATCACGGATGTGATTGGATTGATCGCATTGAATGTTGGTTCCGATTTGGGCGTGATGGAAAATGATCAATTGCAATTGGTTCATCATTCCGTGGATGATTTGAAATCGTTGTTGGAAAATATTCGCGTTTATTTAACGCAATTGAAAACCAACCGATTCAACAAACAAATTGAAATTGATGGTTTGGTTGATCATGAATTGATCATGAATTTTGATGTTCAATTGTAAAATTTGAGCATCAAAATTGGAAACAATTTCATATATTTGCAAACAAGGAAAAAAAATGAACGTGCAAATCACACAACAACATTATTTTGATTCGGATGAATCAACGGTTGGAATGATAATTTCATGGTTGGCCGCCGTTTCTTTGAACATACTTCAATGGCTTAACATGGAAACAATTTCATCCATATTGGTTTTCATAACCACATTAATGGCGGTAATTTTTACCGCGTTAAAAATGCGCGGCCAAAAATTGCAAAATAAAAATATCGAATTGGATAATAAATTGAAACAAATCGAATTGGAAAACGAATTGAAAAAATACGATGAAAATAATTGATGATACATTAAAAGGCCCAAACGGAAAATATTCGCGTAAAAGTTTAACGGCATTCGGTTCATTTTTCATCGCGATCATTTACGGTGTTTTAATGCCGTTTTTGGCCGGGTGGCTTGGGTTCGAATTTGCCGTGATTGAATTTGTTTTCATTTCATTCATTACATTGGCCGGCGCAACGTTGGGAATGACCGTTGCCGACAAAATGAAAAAATACGGTGGCGATGCAGGCGAACAATAGTTGGAAAAAATACATCACGCCGCCGAATATTTTCATTGTTTTGGTGGTTGTTTATTTCGTTATTTCCAACGAACGAAAAATGTATATAAACACCGGGCCGGATCCGGCAACAATTCAATTTGAAAAAGATATTGCGGAAATGCGGTTGAAGGTTCAATCGTTGGAACATTCCGATTCATTACACATTCAAAAAATCATTGATTATGCAAAAATTATTGTTCAAAACAATCATGTT